GTTGTAGAACCCCATGCCCCGGAATCCGGCACCCCAACCTTGCTGCGCAAACGCAAGCTTCTCTTCCGGTGTCCATCCAGTTGTATTGAAGTCGTAAGCGTTGCCGCTCAAATGCTGGCTGTCTTTTGCCCCCTCAGCCTCTTTGTTTTGCTCGGGGGTGCGGTATCCGCTGACGATCGACGGGAAGTCTCGCTCTCCGGTGTATGCGGATTGCAAAGCGGTAAATGCGTTGCGCGCGGCTTCACTCATGTCGCCGTCGGGTCGGCCATCAAAAGGCGTCGATACCTCTCCGGTCTCACCATTTTCGCCAGAGGGATTTTTCCGATCCTGCCACCACTTATCAATCTCCGTTGCGGATTTTCCGATTGCAGCAAGCGAGTTGATAGCATCGACAGCACCACCTGAAACTGGTGGGGGTGCGCCTTTCGGGACAACCAGTTTGCCTACGGGCAGGTTTGCCATAGGGACGTATCCCCCGGAGGCGTGTGCCTGCCGGGGGACTTCTGGGAGGTACTTGGACGGGGCAATCTGGCCACCTGCCCGGCTAACAGCCTCTTTGGCGCGGCGCTTATCGAGAATCGCACCGGCCGTAAGCTTGGCGGCTTTAATTGCCTTTTCGTCCATTACTTGCTCCCATTTCGTTTCTGGGCGTGAACCTGCATTGCCAGCTTCATAATATCAGTTTGGTGGTTGCGTGTCTGCATGTCCAAGTCGTGCTGCATTCTGATCTGGTCATTCATTTGATCCTGATCCATGCGCATCTGCTGGACGCGGAGGTCTTTTTCCCGATCGAGATCGCGGTTTTCATCGTTCACTTGATCTCGACGGGCGGAAAGCTCCATCTGGCGGGCCTTGTTTTGCTCCCCAAGAAGCTTCGCCTGAAGCTCAAGTGGGTGGGGACCGGCCGGAGCGTTTGGCGCTGCTTGCGGGGCGTTGGGGCGCTGCGCGGAGATCATTGCCGCCTGTGCCCGCATCGTATCGGCGTCGGCCTTTTGGTGGGCGATCTTCAGGTCTTCAATGCCCTTCATGATCTCGGGCGGCATCTGGTTGCGCTCTTGCTCCGGCTTGAGGAACTGTTCCGGGTTCGACCAGCCGATCGCGCGCAGGGCAGCTTTGTCCACTGCGATCGGATCGTAAAGGGCTGGGCTGGCACCCTGAAGCTGCTTCAGTGCCATGATCTTCATCACGCGCTGGGCGTGGCTTGAGGTATTCGGGTCGGCTTGCGGCACCAGTTCGACATCGTCAAGGGCCTGCATGAGGATGTCCGGGTTCCACTGAATGGTGGGCTTGCGGTTGCGCTCCCAGAAGCTTTCCGGGTGCTCCTTGAAGATGTCGCGCAGCAGCGAAAACTCTTCAGCTTGCGCACTGTGCATGCGCTTGTGGACGCTGTTCAGAACCTTGGTGGCCTGCTCGATCATGGCGAGCGTGGTCCCGACCGGTGCATCCGGGCGACCTTCGCCGACCTGAAGCTCCGAGGTGCCCCCAACCCTCATGCCGGTCATCGCGATGTTTTCGGTGAGCGCCATCAGGGCCTGCGAAGGCTCCTTGTACGGCAGCGGCATCACGGCCTGATTGATCGGTGCGCCGCCAGTCTTCACCTGCGCGGCACCGCCGGGCGGAATGCGGAAGATGTTGGTGTTCTGGCGCGATCCGGTGTCCGAGACCAGAAAGCCCGGGAAGTTGGCATACATGCCAGCATCTAGAAGCTCGCGCCACGCGGCCGTGACGGCATTTGTGGTGTTTCCAAGGATGTGCAGGAGGCCAATGTCGTAAAAGCCGAAACCGGGGACGAACGTGTACTTGACGAAAGTCTTGCGAGCTTCCGGAAGGTCTTTTGTATCCTCGTTGTAGTTTCGTACGATCGAAAGAACCTCGCGCGACGAAACGTCGATCGTGACGCGGTAAGGGATTTCAAGTCCGGATGGCTTGCTCTTGAACTTGTGCTCGAACCCGGCGATGTCCAGTTCGCAGTAGACCTCGTAGATTTCGCGGTCGCGGTCATCCGGGTTCATCGACTGGGTCGAGATGCCCTGCTGCGAGGCCTTGGCTTCCTGAACGCTGTCAAGGCTGATGATGTTCGGCGTTGCCAGTTCGATGTCGCGGTACACGCCTAGGATTTGCAGGCGGCGCACGGTCGATGGCTTCATGTAGACGCGGTGCGTGATTCGGCGAGCGTTCGACAGATCGGTCGCGGCGTTGTTGACGATTAGGTCATCCGCATCGACGCTCTCCGAAACCGGCCGATTGCGCAGGGGGCAGAAGTAGACCTTTTTGAACGCGGTGCCACCAAAGCCCAGCATGAGGAACATGCGGTCGGTGTCTGGGTAGTATTCCGTCGCCGTGGCGGTCAGGTAATGGTTGAAGTCTTGCTCCAGCGCGTCAGTCATTTCATCGCGCTGTTGGGTTGTGCCGTTGGCGTCGTCCCGAATTTTGACCGGACCGTCGGTTGGTAGCATCTCGGAGCGCGCGTTCGCTTGGAAGCGCAGCACCGCTTCTTGCAGCAGCGGATGGCGAACCTTTGACATGCCCTCAACGGGCGCGCCATCGTTGGAGCCTTGGATGCCCGGCATCTCGATCTTGAGGCCCAAGAGCTTCATGCCCTGCGCCCGATCTTCGACCCAGTCCTTGCGGCTCATGAGGTCGTCATCGACGCCGCGGAGGAGGTCGTCAGCGATTCGCCCGAGTTCCATGTCGTCGATCTTGCTGACAAGGTTCCCGAACCAACCACCTTCGCCCTCTTCCTCGGCCTCAACCAGAGGCTTACCGTCAAGGGACACGGTGATAGACCCGTCGCCGTGGTCGATGCGCAGGATCGCACCGTCCTGATCGTACTCCGGCGTGTCGCCCGGTTCATCATCATCTTCGATCGTTACGTCTTGAACGCTGATGGCGGATTTCTCTCCACCGTCTTGTATGCGGATGTTCGGGTCATTGTCAGGTACGAGAGGCATGTCATAATCCCTTTGGGTTTGGCCCTTTATATCAGCTTTGGGCTTGTTCTTCCAGCAAGAGGTAGGCACCGGCTAGGTAGTTGATCGCGCCAAGCAATTCACGCTTGGCGGCCTCCGGCGACATCCGGCTGGATTCCTGCGCCTTCTTCATGGCCTGACCGAGGCAGAACGCGCCACCGACCATGCGGCCAATCTCCAGCATGGGCTGGGCGTCAAACGACTTTCCGTCCCCGTGCCGCTCCGCGCCCTTGCCATTAGAGGCTTGCTCGTAGGCCAAATCAAGTACGCGGCGCAGGGATGCGTAGTCCTTATCCATTCTTTGCCTCCACCGGCATCCCTCCTTGCCTCGGTAGATCATTGGATCACCACCTTCTCCGGCTCGCGGGTTTGCCAATCCGTTTCGTCCATCGCGCTCTGGAACGCCTGCATCATCATCGAAAGGAAGCGATTAGCCGCGTAGATGTTGTCGAAGTACATGAGGAAGCCGTGCTCGATGAAAGCATTTGTGACGTTCGCAACGCCTTCTTGCGAAGTGATCTCCTGATCGTACGCTGCATCACCGAGGGCGTTTCGGATTTTAATTTCAGGTGCCACCGCGAAGAACGGCATGATCGCATCATCACGCTCCTCGCACCGCCGAACGCCGACCGTCAGGGACATGCCGTTTTCACCAAATACCATCATGCTCATCCGCCGAACTCCTCGGTGAAGCGGCGCATACCCTCCATGGCCGCGCTGTCCTCGCACTCCTCAGAGATGATATACGTACGCGACATCCCGGAATGCTCTCCCGAACCGACCGCCGTCACGCGGTAATTGTGATTCTGCCCGCCCTCATCATGGCCAAATGGATCGACGACGACATTGCAAAGAACTCTTTTCATGCTGATCTCCTACATTCAGTGCGTAGATAAACGCACAACGGTCATGTGTTGTAAAGCGGAGCTTCAGCGTTGTGGGTGACAAAACGCTTCATGTCCTCAAGGTCCGCAAGGCGTTCCGGAGCGCGGGTCAGTAGCCCGATCTGGCGCAGGTGTCCGACCGACATGGACACGGTGTCCACGAGGTCATCGTGCTTGCCCTTAGGGAAGACGCTGCACTGCCGGATCACCTGTTCGGCCCAGTCCTTGTCGGGGGCGTACACCATGCCCTCGGCGAAAATGTGCTGCACGGCGTACAGGCGCGCGGTCTTGTCGAGGGTCTTCGGGTCATACATCTGCACCGGAAGGTCTTCCGTTCGCATGAGACGCCTGATCTCTTGCGCCACGCTGTGACCTGCCGCCTTGTTCTCGATCAGAAGCTTGTCCACCCGCATGCGTGTGCAGGTGTCGATGACCTTCTTTGTGAGGTCGTGAAGCTCCAGCTTTACTTGGAAGGCGTACATCAGCATGAGCTTCGGCACCGGCCCAAGGCTTTCGCTCTGGTAGCTGGTCTTGATCTCCACGGTGCGGCCGTAGCGATCGACGGATCGCGTGGTTTCGGTCTGGTCCGATCCAGAGAACACGCCCCAGACGGTGAGCGCGCTGAAGTCGTTCTCGGCCTTGGTGGTGTATGCCGTGTCGAGGCTCGCCACGATGTACTCGATCGGCGGGTACTCTGGGCGGTCCCAGAGACGCCACCAGAGGTCTTTGATGATCCCGCCGCCGCGTGGCTCAGGCTGCTGCTGGAACTGCCCTGCCGTCGCGTACGGTCCCATCGCGCGCTCGTCGCGCTCGACCACCTCCAACGGGAACCGGTCTGGGAACAGAAGCTCACCATCCTCTTCGCGCGGATCGGCGTACCCGAGCTTTGTGGCATACGCCCGGCCGGGATCGTAGCGCATGGGCAGCATGATGTGGTCGTAGCCCATGTTGCCAGACAGGATGATCCCAGAGACATCGTCCTCGTGCAGGCGCTGCATCACCACCACGATGGCGGATCGGTCGGGGTTGTTCAGGCGGCTTGTCACGGCCTCCTTGAACAGCCCCGTCACGGTGTTCCGCTTGGCATCAGAGTTCGCGCCATCGACGCTGTGCGGGTCGTCGATGATCACCCGATCGCCGCGGTAGCCGGTGATACCCTCGAACGCACACGCCTGCCGCGATCCGGTTGCGGTTGTTTCGAATTTGCCCTTGGCATCCTGATCGGGGGTCAGGGTCACCCGGTCGCCCCAGTGGGCCTGATACCAATCCGATTTGATCAGGCGGCGGCTCTTCACGCTATCCCGCAGCGCAAGCTCTTGGCTGTGCGATGCGCAGACGTAGCGCATGTACGGCATGTTCCGCGGGCCCCATTCCCATGCGGGCCAGAACACACCAATCAGCAGGGATTTCATTGTTCCGGGCGGGACGTTCACCAGAAGGCGGTTGTAGTAATCGCCGTTGTCGAATTGATGCTCATCCGTGATGGCTTCGAGGTGTGCGCAGATGAAGTCGATGTGCCAGCCATGAGTGTATGGCTGGCCCGGCTCGATCACATGCCACGCCGCTTTGACGAACTCTGCCAGCGAGAGCTCGCACTTTCGCTTTTCGACCATCCTGTAAAGCGATGCGGCGTCGATCGCGAAGGGTAGATCAATCTTTCCCATTGATTGACTTCTGCAACGCAGCGCCGAGGACATCCAATTCCTCCAGCGACAGGCTCGAGATGTCCAGCTTCGAGGTGGTTTGGATCGGCGGCATGTCGGCGGAGCCGCCCACAGCCACCTTTGCGCCGTATACTTTGGGGCGCAGCTTTTCCGCATACCAGCGGCGCTGTTCGAGGCGCAGCTTAGACCGAGCCACAGCCTCGCCGTTCACGCTCCATCCAACGATCTCGCCATCCTTGTTGCGCTTTTCCATCCAGTCGTTTGATCCGTCGTCAGCGATCTCAAGCATCTGGTCGGCCATGTTCTCGGCCTGCATTTCGCGCGCGCGCGCATACCTTGCGGCAAAATCTTCGTCGGCGGCCAACCAACGCAACACAGTGGTGATATTTGGCTTGCCATCTTCCTTGCAAATCGCGTTCAGGCTTTCCCCGGCGATGATGCGGGAAAGGAGCTCATCTTCGAGCTCTTCCGTTCTGATTGTCGGTCGTCCCATTGGTGATACCTCATGCTGATACCCCAGAAGATAATACCATCAGAACGGAATGTCATCCTCGCTGCGATACCAGACGCCGCCTGTGCGCGTTGGTGGAGGTG